GTCGGGGCCCCTTTCGTCCGGTAAACCGGTGAAATGGTGTTAGTCACACGTCTGTGACTACCTCTTCTAGCCTTCTAGGCAACGGGCTTTGTTAGTCCGCCTGCTCTTAAAAGACAGGAAATGTAGCTGTATTTATCTATCTCCATAAGGAAGTTGCAATGAGTCGCCAGGATTTTGATGTCGATATAGTAACCGATAATAGTACCCTTCGGTATGCCAATGGCAAATACCGCTGGAACTATTCGGCCGTGGCCAGAAATGCCACAGAATCGACTACTGGTACTTCACGCCGTAAGCCGACTGGGTTTTTAGACCCTACGCCTTACGAATTCCTTAAGATAAATACCGACTACCAGAGGGGCTCGTGTTACAACGGCCCCGAACCTCCCCCGACACATCCTACCACGAAAGTGGGACAGATATATACGGGTATAGTTGGAGCTAGTAACGGTCGCTTTAATGGCGACTCGCACTTTGATACAACTATGAATCTAGGTGAGCTGGTCTCGATAGGTAATGTTCTGCGCAATAAAGCCTTAATTGGCGTGCGGAACAACCTAAAGAACCAGCAGATAAACCTAGGCATTGCGCTCGGCGAAAGCCGGCGTACTGCGAGGTTGGTAGGCGATACAGCCTTCCGATTGGTCAAGTCAGTACGTTTACTCAAAGCCGGAAGAATCCGGAATGCGATGGACGTACTTGGTATCTCATCTTCGAGACGCCAACCCAGGGGGAACAATGTTCCTCGCAAGTGGCTTGAACTCCAATACGGATGGAAACCTTTGCTCAACGACGTTTACGGCGCTGCTTCTGCTCTTGAACAGAGACAGAAAGGTGACTGGAGAGTCACGGCAAAGGCCACAAGGTCAGAGGACCATAGGACCACGAAATCTTTTGGTGGCTATGGTGCTTCGACCTGTGGGGCGGAGGCGAGTGTTTCAGTCTTTGCAAGACTGGATGCTCTTCCTTCAAACGAGGCCATAATCTCGTTGTCATCCCTAGGGGTTACCAATCCACTTTCCGTGGCTTGGGAACTAGTACCCTTTAGTTTTGTTGTCGATTGGATGTTACCAATTGGCAGCTTCTTGAATTCACTCGACGCTGGCCTAGGCTATTCGTCGATCTCGTACTCTTCTTCGCTTTTAATAAAGGCAAAGTGGGAGGACAAGGGTAGGAACACTGCTCATCCGAGCAAACCTACGTGGACTATCAAGAATGACTTTAGGGGTACGAAAGAACTCACGTATCTTAAGAGAGAAGTTTCCAACTCTCTGCCGATGCCGAGTTTGCCGAGTCTTAAAGATCCTCGGTCCCTGGGGCACATGGCTAATGGCCTGGCTCTTTTGAGTCAAGTCTTTGGTCGCGGGTCGCGTAGCAGAAATCTGCGGCTTCCCGGTCTCATTAACTTGTAATTACTCACTAGGAGGCATCAAATGCCAGCAATAAGTGCACTTGCCATCGATGATGGACAAAGCACGCCGGTCGAACATACGTTCAACCCTGTTTCAACAACAGGAGCTAAAGCGTCATGGGCTGATCGGTCCCCGTCGATTCCAAGCGGCTTCGGTCTTATCTCACATGAGGTAAGCCCGCCGTCTGGAAACCGAACCGTCTATCGCATCACCATGGGGTATATGATCCCTGTGGTCGCGACGGTAGATTCGGTCGACAAGGTAGTCCGGTACTCGAGTGCTCAGGTTCTCCTGAACATTCACCCGGACAGCACTCTGCAGGAACGACAGGACCTTTTGGCGTACGTGGCTAATAGCCTCGGACTTGCCGATATGGTCTCGTCGGTCGAAGACCTTGAGCCGTTCTATTGATTTATGGAACAGCTTAACACGAAAATGGAAGGTATTAACCCTCCCGTCAGTGAAGAAATTCCTGACGTCGTGCTCCGTGAGAGTTACGGTCCGCTTCGTGAGTTTCTCTTTGAAACTTACTGTGCGAATCGGCGCTTGGGCCTTAGTGATAAGGCTTCGGCGGCTCTCATAGAGGATCTTTACACGAGGTAGCATCTGCTACTAAGTGTCTGCTCATAACCTTAGGAGGTTATTATGCGTCGTAAACGACGTAAGAGTGTAATCAGCTTCTCGAACCAGCGATTCCTCGAGCTCGTCCAAGACCTAACTGGCATAGTGCCAGTCGGGGAACTCGGACGTAATACACCGCTTGACTTGTCAAGTCTGGCGGCTGCCCGGGGCTCTTTGCTGACTAAGGAACTGTTCTCCAAGTACGACGACGGGCAACCGTCCGAACACAAGGAAACAGAGACATGGAAGAGATTCCACGAAGCTGAAGACGCCTGTCGAACCGCAAACCTACGTGTATGCAATTGGTCCTTATACCATGGCGATCCTTTTTGGAGGATGGTCGCGGTTAGGATTCAAGCTGCACTAGGCAGGTTTGGATGGGACGAGGCTGCATCTGGCTTCGGGTTTGGACCTGGTTCAACAACCAGGCTTCCACGCTCGAGGTGTTCAGCAGCTTATAAGTACTCTGGTATACCAGAGAGCACTCCCGGAAATGCTAGACTTGCGTCCATAGCAATTGCTATGGAGCCATTGTGGAAACACAATGTCCTTATTACTAGAGGAGAGTCACCAGACGATAGTGGTTTAAAGAACTTCGGTTTTGAGAACCTCGTTCATATCGTTAATGGTAATAGCATTATTGCCGTTCCGAAGAACTATAAGACAGATCGAACCATTGCTAAAGAGCCTTGTATGAACATCTATGTTCAGAAGGGCATCGGGCAATGTATTAGACGACGTCTCAAGCGGATTGGAGTTGATCTGAGTGATCAAACACGCAATCAGAGGGCTGCCTGCGAAGGCAGTCTCACTGGAATGCTAGCTACCATCGATCTTTCGATGGCCAGCGACACATTAGCGCGTGAGGTTGTTCATAAGCTTCTTCCGCCCGACTGGGTTCTTGCCCTAGAGCAAGCGAGATCCCCGGTTGGAGTTCTCCCTTCTGGTGAACAG